AATCAATAAATGCGCTTATCAACACATTTCAATATACGCTTGACAAAGATTTTGTAATCAACTAGCAGTTGGACATAAACATGTACTAAATCATGTACAGATATGTCAGAAGAACTACAAATAGAAACTAAAAACTATATACTCAAAGCCTTAAAAAATGCTCAAGATAATGCCGGGGGGGCAAAAGCATGGTGCCATCGTGATCCTGTTTTGTGGTGTAAGGTTGCTTTGCATGTAATGGAAAAGCCAAGTTCGGCTTACCAGTTTTATGAAAAAGATAAAATTTGCACTAAAAACGTATATTACGACATTCAAAAAGAAATATTTGAAGATCCAGAATCACAGATGATTCGTAATCAATGGGCTTCTGAAATTGCGTGTATTCAATTCATGGGAATAGATACGTTTAAAAAATCGCAAGAAGATTACTCAAAATCGGTCCAAGACGGTGATATAACTATTGATGGCAATGAGCTATTTAAACAAGCAAAGACTATGCAAGCGTTTAACGATATTCATAGTAAACTTACGGGCAATAATGTGCAGAAACACGTAGTTCAACACGTAGTAAGTCAGGAAGATTACGAAGATAAGGCTAAAAAGCTTCGTGATAAAATCAAAGCTAAACAAGCAAAGCAGGCTCAAGTAGAAGCTATAGACGGGGTTATGGAAGTATAGATGGAACTGGAATACAAAGAGCATCCAATACTTGAGCCTCCATCTGATGAGGAGCAACTTTGGATGATTGAAAATGACACTGAAGCCTACCTTCAAAGCATTCAGCTACATAATGATCGCATTGAGGCTTCCATTGTTGATCCCGTCTATCACAGCTTCGTGCTTCCGCAGCAGTTCAAGGTGCGTGAGCTGCTATGGAAGGACGTAATTGACGAGGTATGGGTGCTGGGTGGGGTGCGAAGTGGCAAGAGCCGTAGCGCGGCGTGGATGGTCATGCAAGCCCTAATGGAAAATCCAAATACGCAGATCATTTGCTGGGCGCAAAACGAGAAGGCATCACAGGAGCGGCAGCAACCCTATCTATGGGAAATGATGCCAGCGGAATACAAGAAGAAGATGGTGGGCGAGATTGTCAAGATTAGCTACAAGAAGTCAACAGGATTCGCTGGAGATCACTTCATCCTGCCTAATGGCTCAGTGTGCCTATTCAAATACTACACGCAGTTCCAGCAGGATGACTCTACCATTGAGGGTGCTACTTTGGGTGCTCCAAGGAAGGACTGCAAGTTTATCAATATCGGGACGTGGTGCGATGAGTATCTAGGCGATGAGACACTGCTAGTTCGCCTTCGTAGCCGTTGTGCCGACTTTGATGCTAAGATTCTCGTGACATTCACCCCGCAGCGTGGCTATACGCCCACCGTTGGCTCAATGCTCGACGGAGCTAAGATTATTGAGGCAAAGCCAGCTTCTATGCTAGATGGAGAACTTATGCCCTACATCATGGAGCCGTCGGATCGGGAGAATATGGCAGTCGTGTTTTACCACTCACAGATGAATCCATTCAACAATTGGAAGCGACTGAAGCGAAATCATGCCAAAGCCTCAGTGGAGGAAATCAAGAAGAATCTATACGGCTATCCCACTAAGTCACTCACTGCAATGTTCAATACATTCGACCAAGTGGCGCATGTCTATGATCCAAAAGAGGAGAATTACGATTTCGCTGACGGAACTTGGACAAACTATCAAGTGATTGATCCTGCGGGAAAGAAGTCATGGGCTTGCGCGTGGTTTGGCGTTAATCAAGACGGAGATGTTCGGCAGTGGGCAGAGTGGCCTGATCGTGACACTTATGGAGAGTGGGCAGTAGAAGGCAAAGCGACCGTTCGTTCTGATGACTCTGTAACATGGAAGAAGGGGATAGCGGCAGAAGATTGTGGAGGAATGTCACTATCTGCTCTAAAGATTGAGTGGACTAAGGTTGAGCATGGCATTCCCATCTATGAACGCATCATTGATATTAGATTTGCCCACAGTCCAAAACAGACTGTGGATGACGGAGAGCGCACATTACAAGACGAGCTGTTCGATATGGGAATAAATACTGTTCCAAGTTTTGGAGCTACTGAAGACGTTGGCATCCCTAAGATTCAAGAATGGTTCTCGTATGATAACAAGAAACCATTCGACAAGTTCACAAACTCTCCAACATTTAGAATATCAAAAAACTGCGGCAATTCAATCTTCAGCGACATGAACTACTGCCAAAATGGAAAAAAGGACGAAGCATTGAAGGACTTCATTGATCTTCAGCGATACGCAGCAACGCACGAAGAAGGATACGGGATAAGCTTTGTAGCAAGTGGTTCGGTAGGATTTAAACGAAACAACATGGGATACTGATTATGGAAATCGAAGACAAGAAAGAATACACATGCAAGGAAATCGGCTTATACTTAGATATGACCGCAATGCTCATTGGTCGAATCCGTAACGAATGTTGCGATAAATCTGACCTTTCTGAAGATGGTAAAAAAATTCTCAAAACTGGATTGCAGAAAATTTGCAACTTTCTAAAGCGAGAAATGAACCTGATTGAAAATGGAAAACCAGACATTGTGCGGGTACAGGTAATTAAGCAGCAATGCCCAAACCCTAGACATCTTTACGCTAAAGACTTAGAAAGAAAGATGAAGTGTGCTGTAATGATTCCGGCTAAAGATAAAGCACGTTTAAACAAAATTGGAACTATTTTACAAGTAGAAAGAATTAGTCAAAACGCAAATTTTAAATATATATGGACACGAAACACGAAGAAATTAGTTCACATGCAATAAGTAAAGCTACTGAATTATGGGCAATAGTTAGAATGTTTGAAGAAAACAAGGTGCATATGCCTCCAGAAAGTTTAAGCTGGGATGAACTCAATGATTTAATTGGACTATCTGGCGAACTCAAACGAAAGATGCTGCAAAGGATTAGGGACCGCCTGTCACGCGACGTGATATACTCTAAGAATAATGACTAATAATAAAGGAAAGAGGGACCAACCCGAGATTTATTTTGAAGAGGATTCCTTTGACTACTCAAAGTTTTTAGACGTATACAATAATGACAATACTGATTTAACTGCATATCGACAGAAGACTGCAAAGAATCGTGATCTTCGCAGAAACCGATGGCCTGGAAAAACAGATGACTTAAAAAAGTCTTCTGGAACTGCATTTCCATATAAAGGCTCATCCGATACGGAAGTCTATACTATAGACAAAGCCATTCAGAATCATGTTGCGATGTGTATGAATGCCTTGCGCCGATCTAAGATTATGGCGTATCCAAGAGAAGCCTCGGACGTTGAACGCAGCGGCGAGGTTTCTTCATTTTTACGCTATATGCGTGATGGTGGCATTAAAAATTTCTATCGCGAGATGGAACTTGCTGCTTCGTATGCTGCTGAAAAGGGTATCATGATAACTTACACTGGATGGGAGCAAAAAAAGCGTCCTGTTTTAAAGCGGTATGATTTAGATAAATTAATAGAAACACTGCCAGAGCTTGACCCAGTAATAGCGCAGGATGCACAAGAATTCATTGAAATGTTGTCTGACGAAGATCGAGTAGATGAAATTTTAAAAATCTTTAATTCTGTTGACGGGTGGGAAATAAACGAAAAACGAGTAAAAAAAGCACTTCGACAACTACGTAAAGATGGAGTAGCAGATATTCCTTTTATTTCTTCGGATGGCGGTTCTTTTGATGTTCAGACAAAATCTCCGGACTCTGACGTAATTCTTCCAGTTTTTACCATGAATCCGCAAGACGCTCCACGCATTCACATGCGTATGCTAATGACTGGACAAGATATTCAAGCTGCTGCCAGTTCAGATGAATGGGATAAAGAATGGGCTGATTACATGGTTTTAAATCACACTGGAATGAGCGCAAGTAAATTTCAGAACCCAAATCATTCTACAAATTGGAATGTAGGTGCAGGACGTAGTACTAGCCCCATTTACACTTCTGCTGGAGAAGCTAGAGATTTTATTGAGGTAGTATACACTTATGAGCGACTAATCGATAAAGAGGATGGAGCAGAGGGCATTTATCTTACTATCTGGTCTCCAGATTCTAAAGGTGCTAATGAAGGTATTCCATACTACGCTAAACGCACGTTGCTCAGTGGTCGAAAGACATTTCCATTCGTCATTACACCGCTTACATACGAAGCTAAAACTCTTTACGATTCGCAAACATTTCCAGAACTTCTTAAAGCAGCGCAGAAGACCAAAAAAGTTTTACGTGACGGTTATATTGATGAACAAGAGTGGTCTGTTTCTCCAATGATGTGGGGTGGTCCCGGCGTCGATCTTTCGCAGGTAGGTCCAGGAGCTAGAGGTAATGGCCCTACTAATCGTAAGCCCGAGTTCATTATTAAGGATTCTAAGTTTACCCCAAATATTAACCTAGATCAAGTAATTACAGACGAGTCTAGTGAGCATATTGGCCAAAACCCAGAAAACCCTTTAAGCCAGCAGCGCAATCAGCATGAAATTAATAAGTTTTTGTATCACGCTCAAAGTGTTTTAGCCTCTGAGTATGAAGTGTACAAGCTAGAAGGGCCAGATGAGCTATTCTTCCGTGTAACTGGTTCGCGAGATGGAGATGCTACAAACTTCATTAAAAACGAAGACGAGGCCGAGATGGACATTAACATAAGCTTTAACACTATGCACGATGATCCAGAGTGGATGAAAAATGCAATCGAGATGGTTACGATAGTTAAATCTAATGATTCATCTGGATTAATTGATGGAGACAAGATGAATCTATGGATGATGAGCGGTGTTGATCCAATGTTAGGTGAAATGGTAACAACATCAAAAGAGAAAGGTTCTGAAAAAATGATTAAGGAAGTGCGTGCTGATATTTCAGAGATGGCGTCTGGCTTTGCAGTTTCACCAGCTAAAAATGCTGCTCAAGCAAGGCTTGGAATTGTAGATCAGTATATTTCCGAACAACAGCAGGTCGAGGCTGAAGGAGTTGCAACAATTCTTGGAACTAGCCAACAGTTTCAAAAGTATTTATTAGACTATCGAGAAGTTCTTAGCCGAGAGGTAGAGCAAGGGCAAAATGCTCAAATCGGCAGAAACCAAGCGCCAGTAATGGTTGGCGACATGAATGTGGAGGGAATTAATGGAGCAACATAAAACAAAATCTAAAGATTGGAACGATGTTCTGCGATATTTTGCTGAGAACGAAGAGCTAGGTGCTGCATTTTACAATCATTTTGAGTCTAGGCGCGATGAACTAATTGCAATTCAATGGACTCGGACAGACCCCAATTTCGATAAAAAATGTCATCATGCAGCGCAATTTATTCAAGTTGAAATTTTAGATGATTCCGGTCTAAAGCATCTTACGCGCAAATAATGGTCACGCTGTATGCTATAGTGTTTTAAACGGTAAACACCTTTCCCGTAAATAGGTAGATTATGACAGATACAGATACAGCGGACACCCCTGAAGCCGCAGAACAAATACAGGCGGTAACAATAGATGCACCGATGACAATTGAGGAGGCTCAAAAACAAGTTGAGGCTCGTCAAGCAAAGAATCGAGGCGAAACACCAGAAGCGGAAGTAACTGAACCAAAGGCAGAAGTCGAAGAGGAAGTTGAAGAAGCAGAGGAAATAGCCGAAGAGGAGGAATCGGAAGCAGATGAAGGAGTTCTTTCAAAGTTTGATTTAGAATCTCTCGATGACGATCAACGCGCAGAATTAGCTATTGAACTTGGTTCTGGAGCTGGTAAGGCAATCGGTAAACAAAGAAAGGAAATTCGCGAACTCAAAGCTAAGCTAGAGTCAGCGGAAAAAGCCAAGGAAGCAGCTATTCAGCTAGCTCCTAGTGCTGACCTTCCATTTCCGGAATTACGGACAGTCGAAGCAGTTGAAACGAAGATCGAGCAAATTGACGAAATGCTCACCGAATGGGGTGATCGTATGACATTTGAGCAGACGGAAAAGTATGACGAAGCATCTGGACAGGACGTAAAAGGCGTTGAAAAAGATGGTCAGTTTTACCCACTTAAGCAGCTTAAAGAATGGCGCGACAACCACCGCAAGGCCCTAAAAGGGCTACGGTCCCAAAAGGCAAGTGTTCGTAAACTTGAAAAGTTATTCGACGATGAAGACGTAAAGATTGAGACTAACAAGGCCACTCTTGGCATTGTAGAAGGAAGTAAAGCTTCTGAAAAGTACGAGTCCTATCTAAGCGACCCTCAGTTTGAGATTCTGAAATTTCAACAACCAGAACTAGCAGCAAAGCTAATTGATGTGTATGCACACGCAGCACTACAGGAAAGCGGAGATTCTAAGAGCAAGCCAGCAAAACGCACTGCGCCAAAATCGAAGAATAGCAATAGCATTCCAAAGGGCGGTATAGGGACACCATCAAATCAAGCTCAAATATCTGTATTACATAAAACTGCCCATGACGGGAATTTAGACATAGCGGTGCGACGAAAAGCCGCAGCCGACTTAAGAAAACTTAAATCACAATTACGATAATATAATATAATGCCTTATTTAGATACAGCAACAGATGCTCAACCTTCCGGGTTGACCACAAATCGCGAAGAACTTGTTCTTGATGCAATGCTTCATACAGCAACTACTGCACCATACAAGGGTTCGCTACCTACTATTGCTTCAAGCAATGACCAACCACGGGTATTTATGGATGACTTAGCAGCAGTTTCTGCCGCTGGTCACATTGAAGGAAACGACACAGACGGTGGAGGCGATCAATACACCAACGTAGGTGATTACAGGGGTCAGTCTCAACGCTGGGTTCAAACTGGTAGTGTTACCGATGAGCAGGGTTCTAAAGACTCTGCTGTAGGTGCAGACCTTGAAGGCACTAAGCAAAAGCTGCTTAAGCAGTGCATGAGAAACATTGAGCATACGCTTGTTTCTGATCAGGATAAAATTGCTAATGTCCCTAATACCACAGCTGGTATTACTGAAGGTCTTGGTAGCTTTACTGATCCTACTAATACCAACTTCGCAGCAGATTACCGTTGCAAAACTGATAGTGTATTTACTGGTGCTCTTTCTACTTTGGACGATGCCGCTCTTGATGCGCTCATTGCTTCAATCTATAAAGAGGGTGGTGAGTATGAAAATCTCACGCTTCTTGCTTGGCCTAAACTTCGATCTGCTATTGTTTTCAACACCACACGAAATGCTGGCACTGGTAGCCGAATAGATTACAACGTGACTGGAGTAGGAACAATCCCGTACAACGTGGAACTCATGGACACTGCTTATGGCAAGATGAATATGATTAACTCTAATCCTCAAACTGGAACAGAAGGCTTTGGTCTTGGTTACATCTACGATCCTAAGTATCTACACTTGCACGTCCAATGGGGCGAACGTGCTTCTACTTATGAAAATCGTGGCGGTGGAACTCCAGTTGCAGTTGACTACTTTGCTGCTCACACTTGCCAAGGAGCAAATCGTCTCGGTAAGATTATTCCAGTAAGCGCTTAACCTTAACATTTGGGAGTCTCGCGTCCTATTCGTGGGACTCCCATTTTTTTTATTCATATGCAAAGAAGTAAAATATTAAAAATGTTAGCACTACCACTTGAGGCGCGTACTAAGCTACTCAAGGAACTTATGGCGAACAATCCAAAAGCATGGAAACACTTTTACAAAAACTACGCTGACGATGGAATTGTAGAAGGTAAATCGATGAATCAATTTCACTATTTAATGTCACTTGATGAGTGCGAAAAAGTTGATGGAACTCGCGGAAACGCAGACTTTAACAAATATATTTACAAGAAGTCTTACGAACAGGCTAGATTAGCATAATGGCACAAAATACACGCACATGGGGGAATTTAATCAGTACAATTGAGGCTCGTTTGGGTCGCTCTTTGGAGGGTAATGACTTAACTAGAATTCAATATTTGATTAATTCTTCTGCATTAATGCTTTTTGATGAAAATTTGTTCTGGGAACGGTTTTTAGTGCTTGAGCCTCGCAGTGTTAAACGTGGGTATGTAGATTATACAGAAGACAGCTACAATATTTTTGGTG